TTTGTGATATAATTATGTTATACAAAGTCAACGGAGTGAATATGCAAACTATCGAAAAAGCAAAGAGTTTCACACCGACAGAGGCTATGAGAAACAATGCAAAGCGTGGTTTAGCTTTAAGAGAGAAATACAACCGTGGGGGCTTATCTGCCCAACAAGCCAATAGCGAAGGTGTTGGCTCCGGTGTAGCAAGAGCTAGGGATATCATTAACGGTAACCTTAGCCTTGACTCTGTAAAGCGTATGCACGCTTTCTTTTCTAGACATGAAAAGAACTTTGCACCCTCAAAGAAAGAATCTGATGGTGGCCCTACCGCAGGTACTATCGCTTGGTATCTATGGGGCGGTTCAGCAGGTAAGGCTTGGGCTAGAGGCATCCTACGCAAGGAAGGCATTCTAAAGAGCTTAGAGGCTGCACCAGACACCTTACAATTGCCTGTTAGCAAAGCAGTCAATGAAGAATTAAAACAAGCTACATTTGTAGTGATGGTTCCAAATGAAGTAGATCTTCATGGTGATATTACTAGCGAAGAAGAAGTTCGTAAGGCTTGTCACAATTTTAACAAATATTGCAGAACAGCTAACCTGTTTCATCTTGCACAGACAGACACTTTTGAGTTTGCCGAAAGCTACATTGCTCCTACGGATTTTATGCTAGGAGATAAGCTGGTAACTAAAGGTACTTGGTTGTGTACGATTCAAAGTCTCGATGATAACCTGTGGGCACTCATCAAGTCTGGTGAAATCAATGGTGTCAGTATTGGTGCTTTAGCTGCTGTAGAAACAATTGAAGAGGACGAGTAATGACAAAACAACGAAAAGCTAGACGCAAACTATCTGATATTACCTTTGAAAAAGAAGGCGCTCATGTAGCTCTAGTAAGCAAGGATCAGGGCGGGCCTGCTAATGGTCACGATTATGCCCTAGTCCTAAAAGCAAACAACTTTAGCCAAGAGTTCGTAGAGAAGATGCAACAGATCCGTGTCACAATGGAACTACCTGAATTCCTACGTAAGTTCTTCGGCATGTATCACGAAGATGCTGATGTTCTAGCTCAAATGATGGGCTACCAACCAGAACCTACAGATACAGTTGAAACTATGCCTATGGCAAGCTATCAAGACTACATCGAATCTCGCCTAGAAGCCTTTGAAGTCCTCAAGAGTGCTTCAGACGCAGAGAGCCTAGCTGATGTACTATCTAAGCTAAATGAAGACGAATATCTAGCAATGCTTAACGATCAAGTAACCCTTGAGCAAGCATTCGAAAATCTTGAAAAAGCCTATAAGCCTAAAGTAGGTGACATGGTTCAATGGAACTCAAGTGGCGGTAAAGCCAAGGGTAAGATTGAGCATATCATGACTGAAGGTGTTCTTGGCGTTCCCGGTACAGAGTTTAGCGTAACTGGTTCTTCAGAGAATCCTGCTGTGCTAATCAGAATCTATCGTGATGGTGAACCTACCGAAACAATGGTTGGTCACAAATCAAGTACTCTGACCAAGATCAAGAAAAGCAATGAATCCGACGAGTCAATTCCTTCTAACGAAGTAAGTGATGAGTCAGACACCTCAACAAACGCTAGCGTTGAGAAATCCGTTGAGCCATCTGGCTCTGAGACACAAGAATTGGAGAAATCTGTTATGACTCAAGAAGTTCAAACAAATGAAGCTCCTGCTGTAGAGATGGTTGAAAAAGCTGCTCTAGTAGACATCCAGAAGTCCCTAGCTGAGACTCAAGAACTACTAAAGGCTGCTCAAGCTACTATCGCTCAGTTTGAAGCTGAAAAGAAAGAGGCTATCGCCAAAGCCAAAACCGAACAAGTTCGTGCTATCGTAAAGGACGAAACAAAGGTTGAAGCAATTGCTAAAGCTGCTCTTTCACTAGAATCCGAAGATGACTTTACTGCCTTCCTAGCTGCTATCCAAGCTATGATGGCTACCGTAGAGACATCAGAGATGTTCGTAGAAAAGGGTGCTTCTTCACAAGAAGAGCAACCAGTTGTTCAAGAATCTGCTGTGGCGAAATTACTAAAAGCCAAGCAAGCTACCAAGTAATTTTAATTTTTTAACTGGAGAATAAATATGGCAATTATCGCTACAGAAGCAAAGCGCCTCTCAAACGTAGTCAAACAAGAACTATGGCCCGAATCAGGTTACACTCGTGCAGTCGTAACCGTAAACGAAGCTGCTGCCAAGAGCTATGTTCCCGGCACAGTCCTCGGCAAGGTAACCGTAGGTGGCAAGTACAAGATCGCTGTACAAACAGCCAGCGATGGTTCACAGACAGCCGATGCTATCGCTATCAACGAGCAAGCTATCGCTGCTAACACCGATACCCCTGTTCTAGTCCTAATCAAAGGCCCAGCCATTGTATCAAAGGCCGGTCTAGTACTAGACGCAACATTCGACCAAGACGCTGAGAAGGCTGCTGTATACGCTGCCCTAGAAGCCAAGGGTATTGCTTGCAACGATGCAGTCTAATTGACCGCTTTCATTGAATAACAAATAAGGATATATAAAATGGCACAAGTACGCTCATTTGAGAAACCATTTGAACTTGTTGATTACACACAAGAACTACTTCTCATTCCCAATACATGGGGTCTAATCAATGAACTAGGTGTTTTCCGCAACGAACCAGTTGCTCAACACTCAGTAACCGTAGAATCCAGCAATGGTACTCTCGGCCTCGTAACCGACCATGTTCGCGGCAACCGCAACACCATGAACAAGGATATCGACCGGACTCTCCGTTCATTCGCTATTCCTCACTTCCCACTCGACGACAGTGTTAAGCCCCAAGACGTTCAGGGCAAGCGTGCCTACGGCTCCGCTGACGCTGCTGAAACAGAAGCTGCTGTAATTGCTCGCAAGCTAGAGCGCATCCGTATGAACCACGCTGTAACTCTAGAAGCTGCTCGTGCTTACGCTCTAACCACTGGCGCTATCTACGCTCCTAACGGCACTGTAGCTGGCAACTTCTACACCGACTTCGGCGTAACCCGCAAGGAAATCGACTTCGTTCTCGGCACCTCAACTACTGACCTAACCGCTAAGTCAGAAGAGGCTATCGCTCACATTCAGGACAACATCCTATCAGGCGAAACCGTAAGCAACGTAACCGTTCTCTG